GAAATAGTGCTGAAAGATACAGGAACGTCTGTTCGTTCTCATATGTTTGCACCGGGTGTCATCGGTGGATTCAACGGTGGACTCATAGCAGCAACACCACAACTTGGTGACTTTACAGGTGCTTATCCAGAATATCGAGTATATGCATCGGGTAGTACATCGGATGGAAACCAAACATCACTTCAATTCAATGTTTGGAATAATCCAACTGGACTTGCTGTGCCAAATGATACAACTTGGATGTTTACAACATTTCTTGTGGCAAGAAGAACTGATGCCGATAATGAGAGTGCGGCGTATTGGTTACAAGGCGCAATTGATAATAATGCAGGGAGCGTTGCTCTTGTAGGCGCAGTCAATCAAACCGCCATAGAAGATACAGTTGCTTGGAACGCAACAGCAGTTGCTCTTGGTGGTAGATTGGTTCTACGAGTGACAGGTGAAGCTGCAAAAACAATTCGTTGGAATGCGGTAACTAATATTGTCCAAGTTAGTGGATAAGGAGTAACATAATGTCAAATTGGTCAAGAGACTCATATGGTGTAAGAAATCTTTCAGAAGTAAGTGCAAGTGCTGCAATTAGTGCTGGTACACTCACATTAGATTTGAGTGCCGCGGGTGTTTTTTATGTAAATTTAAATTCAAGTATAACAACACTTACAATATCAAATACTCAAACTGTAGGTTCATCTGCTTTTACACTTATATTTACTGCAGATGGAACACCGCGTTCAGTTACATGGGGTGGGAGTATTTTGTGGCCAGCTGGTGCTTCTCCATTATTAACATCCACTAACGGTAAAAAAGATGTGTTTTCATTTGTTACACTCGATGGTGGTACAAACTGGCACGGATTTGTTGGTGGTCAAAATTTGTAAAGGTAAAGTGATATGCCATTTATAAAAAAAGCAATTGTATTAGTTGGTAAACCATATTCACCGGCACCTGTGGTTCTTGGATCTATTGCAGCCGGTTATTATTTTAATGTATATCTTGCAAATACCGGTAGAGTTTTCACATGGGGAAGTAATGCGTTCGGTCAACTCGGCGATAATAGTATAACAGATAGAACTGCTCCCGCATCAGTTTTAGGAACAACGAAAACATTTTGTAAAATACTAGCAGGATTCTATCATTCCGTCGGATTAGACAAAAATGGAAGAGTTTGGGGATGGGGATTAAATTCAAGTGGTCAACTCGGTGATAATACCACAACAAGTAGATGTACTCCAGTATCAGTTGTAGGAACTACAAAAACATTTTGTGAAATATCAAACGGAAATTTAGCAAATCATAATCTTGCGATTGATAAATATGGAAAAGTGTGGGCATGGGGCGCCGGATCGTTTGGACGACTTGGAAATAATTCAACTTCAAATCAAATTACACCTGTATCTATTTATGGCACAAAAACTTTTTGTAAAGTTACTGTTGGTGGTAGTCACTCTGTTGCAATAGACAAAAATGGAAGATTGTGGGCGTGGGGTAGACAATCTAATGGACAACTTGGTGATAATACTATAACATCAAGACTCACTCCAGTGTCTGTGGTTGGAACTATAAAGACATTTTGCAAAGTTTCAGCCGGAAATGTTCACACTCATGCCATAGATAAAAATGGAAGACTTTGGGGATGGGGCGCCAACACAACTGGCCAACTCGGTGACAATACCACTAATTCTAAAAGAACACCCGTGTCTGTTGGTGGACTCGCAAAGACATTTTGTGAAATATCAGGTGGTGCATCCCATACTATTGCAATAGACAGAAATGGAAGACTATGGTCATGGGGTTATGGAAAATATGGTGTTCTTGGAAATAACGATTCATCTCAAATATCCAAACTAACACCTGTGTCAGTTCTTGGTACAGTTAAAACGTTTTGTAAAATATGGGCCGGTAATTTTCACAACATAGCAATTGATTATAAAGGAAAAACTTGGACATGGGGTTATAACTTATATGGGATTGTTTCAAATTCAAATATAGAACCAAAAACCACACCAATTTCAGTTACGGCGTCAAAAACATTTTGTAAAATATTTGTTGGAAATCAAAATGGAATTGGTCTCACCAATAATGGTGCAATTTTTACATGGGGATTAAATGATTCTGGACAAATCGGAGATAATACAGGTGTAAATAAGTATACTCCAGTTTCTATTGCAGGTGCTACAAAAACATTTTGTCAAATTGTAAACGGGTATTCATTTAACCTTGCAATCGATAAATATGGAAAAATATGGGGGTGGGGAATCAATAGTAATGCTCAACTAGGTAATAATACGATTAGTACGGCATTTACACCAACGTCAATTTATGGCACAAAAACTTTCTGTAAAATATCTGATGGTGTTTATCATGCCACGGCAATTGATAATTACGGGAAAGTGTGGTCTTGGGGATTTAATGGCTCTGGTCAACTCGGAGATAATACTTCTATTTCTAAAAGAACGCCCGTTGCATTAGCTGGATTAGCAAAAACGTTTTGTGAAATTTCCTCTCAAAATAATCAAACAATGGCAATAGATAAAAATGGTCTAATTTGGGGGTGGGGGGCTGGAAGTGGTGGTAGACTTGGAGTGCCACTTCCACTTTCAACAAGAACCCCTCGTTCAATTACAGGTGCTTTGAAAACTTTTTGTAAAATATCCATTGGGGCAACTCACGGATTGGCTATAGATAAAAATGGTAAAGTGTGGGGGTGGGGTGATAATGGTTTAGGTCAATTGGGAAATAATAGTACGACCGCATACACATCACCGGTATCAGTTTATGGTTCAAAAACATTTTGTAAAATAGCAACTGGTGATCTTTCTGCTTTAGCAATAGATAAAAATGGAAAACTTTGGGCATGGGGCGATAATACGGATGGTCAATTAGGAGATGGTACAACTATTGCAAAATCTACACCAGTTGCAGTAGCCGGATTAGCAAAAACATTTTGTGAAATTGCGGCAAATAGACCATATGCAACTTCTTTGGATTTTCATTCCGCAGCAATCGATCAATATGGAAAAATGTGGGCATGGGGATCCAGTGTTTATGGTGGTAGAGGTGATGGGTCAACTCCCATACTAACACCAATATCAGTTTGTGGTTTATAAAAAAAAGTTGTATATTATAAATTATGTTTCAATAATAAAAGTAGGTTATGAAAACAAAAGATACATTAGTTTTGACTATTTCAATTGGCAACCATTATAATGAAGTTGGAAAACTAACAACTCCATCAATTCAATCATACGCAAAAAAGATTGGTGCCGACTATTTGAATATCAATGAGTTTAATCCACAATATATTACACAGAAGTGGAATAAATTTCATATCCACGAACTCCTAAATAAATACAAACGAATTCTTTACTTGGATATTGATATTCTTATCCGTGAAGATACACCAAACTTATTTGAAATTGTTCCTGAAAACAAATTGGGTATGTTCAATGAGGGTAGATATACTCCAAGACTTGAGTTTCTCGAACAGGCATCTGAATACTATGGAGAACCTTTAAAAACATGGAATGGGAAGTTTTACAATTCGGGTGTTATGGTTATTTCCCGTATTCACAAGAATATATTCAAACTTCCAAAGGGACAAGATTTTGTAGAAACGGATCAACCATATATCAACCTTCGTATTCTAAACGATAAGGTTGAAATGTTCGATTTGGATTACAAGTTCAATCGAATGGACATACTCGATAGATTCTGTGGTATAAATCGTCTTGATTCTTATATTGTTCACTATGCTGGTGCACCAAAAGAAATTCAAATGGACGTAATGAAAAAAGATATAGAACAATGGAAGGCGGATAGACCAAATTACAAATATAACAGAAATATTCTTATTTCAGTTACGGCTGGAATGGGAGATCAACTTTGTTCCGAACCAGCAATTCGATATACTCAAAAGTTATATTCAGATGCAAATATTTTTGTAGTTTCACATTTTCCTCGTCTTTTTGAACATCTTTCATGCCCTGTTATGAATTATGAAGAATGGAATGGTATAAATGATGCTGTGATTACAATGTATACTTGTCCAGAAGATGAAAAGTCAGAACATAAAATGTCCCACGTTCTTTTTCACCCAACTGATTTTGCATCTATGTCAATGATAAAAAGAACTATTCCGAATATAGAAAAAACAATAAAACTAAAATTAGAGGCAGAAGACGCATTATCTGTTTTACAGATGTTGAGTAATAAGAAAAAAGATAAACCCACGATAGTAGTTCATGCAGGGAAATGGTGGCCATCGAAAACTCTTCCACAAGACTGGTGGCAAAAGATTGTAGACAAACTTTCCGAAAAACTAACAGTAGTTCTTATCGGTAAAACAATAGATGAAAATCAAGGTTATCTTCCGATTCAATGTCCAAAAGACGGAATCGATCTTCGAGATCTAACAACATTGGGTGAATTGATGTCTCTTATTTCACTTTCTCGTTGTCTTCTTACCAACGACTCTTCACCGCTTCACATCGCTGGTGCGTTTGATAATTGGATTGTCACTATTCCAACGTGTAAACATGAAGATCATATTCTTCCTTTCCGTAACGGAACTCAATACTACAAGACAAAGGCACTTCGTAAAGGATTACTTCTTGATGACTTGGAAATTCGTCACACAGAATTCCACACGGATACAATTGACCTAATTCCAGAAGGAAAGACATTATACGATTACATTCCAGAAGTTGATGAAGTTGTAAAGGAGGTATTTGACATCTATGATAACAACCTCTAATAAATTCGAGTCATACAGACCACTTATGAATGAGTGGGAATATAAATTCATCGAGAAGTTTCTAACTCCCGATGATGTTCTCCTTGAATGGGGAAGTGGTAACTCAACTCTTTACTGGTCAGGTATTGTTTCAAAAGTAATCTCAATCGAGCACGATATTGATTGGATAAACTCGTTGGGTAAGGTAATAGATGCTTATGGTATATCAAACATTGAACTACATCATATAGCTGCACACTCACCACAACCAATTCCTTGCCGATACGAACAATTCAAGGACTATATCAATTATCCAAAAGAAAAGGGATTAAAGTTCACAAAGATTCTGATTGATGGTAGAGCAAGAAAATATTGTGCAAAATCAATATGGGAAGTTATAGACGAAAATGTAATTGTTTTTATCCATGACTTCAACAGACCCGACTACCAGATGACCCTAAAATACTATGACCTTGTTGATGTAGACTGGCAAGGACAAGGTATCGCTGCCCTACGAAAAAAGAAGGATGTTATAGATGATGGGTCGTATTATTGATGGTAATCTACGAAGAGGCATATTTATAGAATATGTCTCTTTTTGTTTATGAGGTATTTTAAGTGGATTATATACAAGTTGAAAATGGCGAAGTAAAAGGATACCCACAACCATTAC